CGACGGCAGCGGGCGAAGACGAAGGTGGGCTAGGTGCTGACCCTACGCCGATACCCCACCCGCGCGCCGAGCCTGGTCGAGATGGAGGTAGCGTGATGGATACATATTACGAAGGAGACCTATACGAACTAGCCGCAGCGACACAGCTCGCCCACCACCGGGAGGCGCCCCCGGCCGAGGAGGCCCGGCTACTAGCAGCGCTCAATCAGGCGCTCGCCGAGCGTCGCCAGGCGTGCAAGGCTGCCGGTGTGGCGCAACAGGAGTCACGGGTGAGTGCCCGCAAGCTCCGGCTGGCTGTATTGTTCGTGCAGCGCGCTAAGGATTGGGCCGAGCGCCGGGTGCGCGCCGTCGAGTCTGATGACCAAGGGGCTATCATGTCGGATAACCAACTCGTAGACGAGGCTGGAGACGTGGTGTCCGGAGTGGACGATCCTTACGCTGATGTGCTGGACCGCCCATGCTGACTCTCCGCCACTACCCCGCCCGCGCCCCGAGCCTGGTCGCGCTCACGAAGGCCGCGCCCGACGAGCCGGAATGGAAGGCCCTGCACCGCATCGCAGACCAGGCAGCCCCGGCCATGCAACGCACGGTGCTCGCCGCCGTGGCCGCGACCAAGGCGCACCCGGGGCTACTCGCGGCGCTGAGGCGCTCGCTCCGTGACGGCAATCAGGCCGAGGCGGTGACGGCGGTCCTCGACGCATGGGACGCCGGGAACCTGCACATGGACCGGGTGTTTCGCCGCGCCTTCCGCGAGTCGGCCGAGAAGTCCGGGGCCGTGGGCGTCAAGCTGCTCGAATCGGCGGGCGTCGAGAAGTTCCCCTTCGAGGTGACGAACGAGCGGTGGGGCGCAGCGCTCCGAGCCGGGTCCGACAACGCGGTGCAGGCGATCAGCCGCAGCATCCCCGAGGCCGTGCGCTCGACGCTAATCAGCGGCATCGAGGAAGGCGAGGGCGCGTTCAAGCTGAGCCAGCGCATCGCGGACCAGATCGGGCTCACCGAGCGCCAGGCCGTGAGCGTCGAGCGATACCGGGCGCGGCTCGCCGAGCAAGGCATGAAGCCCGCGCGAGTTGATCGGCTCGTGGCGGCGAGGACGAAGAAGGCGATCAAGCAGCGGGCGATCACGATTGCGCACACGGAGTCGATCCGAAGCGTGAACGTGGGCTATCAGGAGAGTATCAACCAGGCCGTCGAGCTCGGGCGCATGGACGCGAACAGGCTGGAGCGCGAGTGGATCACGAGTGCCGATGACGTGGTGTGTCCGGTATGCACTGATCTCGACGGCAAGCGCGCGGCGCTCCAAGGCGGGGAGTTCGATAGTGGGGTCACTATGCCGCCGGCGCACGCGCGGTGCCGGTGTGCGCAGGCCGTCACGCGCAAGCCAGGAGTCCGGGCGCTGTGATCCGCGTCACGATTCAGGACGGCCCCACGGCCCGCGAAGTCACCGGCCGCATGGCGCAGCTACACGACGCGCTCGACGCATTCCGTGGCGACGTGGCGGCGGCGTCCGAGTTCGTGGTCGAGCTGACGTTCCGAGGCGGCGCCGTGGACGGGCGTGTCAGGACCACGCGGCCGCTCGCCGTGGCACGGGCACGGAAGTAGCGTCACGCCGATGCCCGATAGGCTTGACACGCACTCCCCGGGCGTGCATTAGTAGGATCACGATTAGGACTAGAAGCGTAGTTACCCACCCTTGAGGAGTTGGGCGCTGCGCCGGGAGACCGGCTGCGGCACCATCCTCACCCCCTGAACGACCTGACCACCGACGCCTGACCGTGACGGCCTCCCCCTGAGGAGACCACGTTGCGGATAGACGGCGAGCCGACCACGAGCATTGCCCCTGGCACCGAGCCTGCGGGACTCGTGCGCCTGGCCAAGCTCGACGACGCCGATCGCACGGCCGCCGGGTGGTTCAGTGTCTTCGCCCGTGCCGATGGTAGCCCCGTGATCGATTCGCAGGGCGATATCATCTCCGGCGACGGAGTGGAGAAGGCTGCCCGCGCGTTCAAGCTGTTCGCCCGCGACCTCCGAGACGGCGACCTACAGCACGAGTTGTTCGGCGTCTCGCGCCTAGTCGAGCTGGTTGTCACCACGGCCGACGTCCAGAAGGCCATGGGCATCCCCGAGGGCACGGTCCCGGTGGGAGTGTGGGGCTCGTTCTATTTCCCCGAGACCGAAGCGGGCGAGATGGGCTGGCAGAAGGCCAAGGCGGGCGAGTGGCGCGAGTTCAGCCTAGTGGGCCGAGGCAAGCGCCACGACGTGGACGCCGACGCGGTAGCCGCGATGGGAGCACGATAGATGGCGACGCTACTGGAGCTCGAAGAGATCACGAGCGTTGGCCTGGTAGACCAGGCGGCCAACGACGAATGCGAGGTGTTGCTGGTGAAGCGCGACGCCCGTGCGGCTGAGGCATTGACTGCGGTGGAAGCCGTGGACGCAGCCCTCGCCGCAGACATCACCAAACATATCGCCCAACGAGACTACGCCCGTGCAGTGGATGCGGTGCGGAGTGTGGTGGAGAAGCGCGGGGCCAAGATCAGCGGGTCACGCCTAGCCAAGCTCAAGGATGCCGTCGGCCTCCTGAGCACGATTCTACAGGAGGTAGAGACCATGCAGGACGACGACGTGAGCAAGTCGTTTGATCCGGCCTCGCTCTCCCAGGAGGCGCAGGATCATCTCGCCAGCCTGGAGAAGCGAGCCACGGATGCCGAGGGCACCGTCGAGACGCTGGGCAAGAGCGTCGAGACGCTGACCACTCAGGTGACTGAGCTGACCGAGGCCGCGAAGGCGGACACCCCGGACACTGACACGGACGTGCTCAAGGGCGCGGACGCTGAGCTGCGTAAGCGGTTCGAGGACCTGGAGAAGCGCGCCAGCGACGCCGAGGCGATTGCCACGGTCGAGCGTGACGCCCGGCTCGATGCCGAGTTTACGAAGCGCGCCACCGATGCGGGCCTGCCGAGCGACATCGGCCCGGTGCTCAAGCGCCTGACCGATACCAGCACGGCCGACGCTGAGGCGATCACGACTCTGCTCAAGGCTCAGGCCGAGCAGATCAAGGCCGGCAGCCTGTTCGACGAGGTCGGCAAGACCGGCACGAACGACGCCAATGCCAATTCGGCGTGGGGTGAGATCGAGAAGCGTGCGGCCGACCTGCTGAAGAGCGGCGACGTCAAGACGCACGCGGCTGGTGTCGCGGCGGTTGTCGAGCGTGACGCGGCGCTGTACGCGCGGCACACCGACGAGCAGAAGGCCCGCCACTAGGCGGCTGAGGAGATTACAATGGCTGTGGAATTTCCAGGACAGTGCATCTCGCTGGCAACGCAGGCTGATCTCAGCACGCACCAGCACAAGGCGATGAAGATCGGCACGGCTGACTTGACGTGCGCGCTCCAGACTTCGCTCGCGCTCGCTAACATCGGCATTCTCCAGAACAAGCCGAGCGCGACGGGTGCCGCCGCCGACATCATGGTGAGCGGTGTCACGAAGTGGATCGTCGGAGCCAACACGGTGACCGCCGGAGACTTCGTCGGTTCGGATGCTAACGGCCTCTGCGACGTGGCTGCGACGACCAAGAACTGCAACGGGCAGGCCCTTACGACCGGGCTGACTGGCGAGACCATCTCCGTGCTTCTCGGCGGCGTTGGAAGCGTCGAGTAACGGGCGCTGAGGAGAGGACAAGAAAATGCCGCAGCCGACTAGCAGCGACGTACATGTTGACGCAGTACTGACGAACGTCAGCACCGCGTACATCCAGAACACCACGAACTTCGTCGCGTCTCAGGTCTTCCCGGTCGTCCCGGTGGAGAAGCAGACCGACAAGTACTTCACGTTCGACAAGAACGACTTCCTCCGCGACGAGGCTCAGGTCCGCGCAGACGGCACCGAGTCCGCCGGATCGGGCTACGGGCTCAGCACCGCCAGCTACTCGTGCGACGTGTTCGCGCTGCACAAGGACATTGGCGACCAGTCGCGCAAGAACGCTGACAACCCGCTCGACCTCGACAGCGCCGCAACGCGCTGGTTGACGCAACGGATGCTCGTCCGTCACGAAGTCGAGTTCGCATCCACCGCGTTCACGACCGGAGTGTGGGGCGCCGCCGATGTCACGCCGGGCACGTTGTGGAGCACCTACGCCACGTCTGACCCGCTGAGCGACATCAGCACGGGCATGTCCACGGTGCAGGGAAACACCGGATTCGAGCCGAATACCTTCGTGGTCGGGTACGATGTCTGGACGCAGCTCAAGAACCACCCGGACGTCGTGGACCGGATCAAGTACGTTTCGAGTGAGTCGGTCACGACCACGCTGCTCGCGCAGCTCATCGGGGTGGACCGGGTCCTCGTCGCCAAGGGTGTCTACGCGACCAACACCGAGGGGGCTACGGCCGCTTACGCCAACGTGATGGACCCGCAGGACGCGCTCCTGTGCTACGTCGCACCGACGCCGAGCCTCATGGAGCCCAGCGCGGGCTACACGTTCTCGTGGCGTGGAGTCAGTGGCGGGATGGGCCAGGATGTCGGGATCAGCCGGTTCCGCATGCCGGCCAACAAGGCGGACCGAGTCGAAGCCGAGATGGCTTGGGACACCAAGATCGTCGGCAGTGATCTCGGGTACTTCTTCGACGAAGCGGTAGCCTAGTGTTTTACCATGTCCGTAAGGGGTTCACGGGGCCAGACGGCCCCGTGTCCCCTGGGGATGTTGTCGAGGCCGACGATTGGCGTAACGTGCGCGTATTGGTTTCTACTCGATACCTGACGCCGGTCACGGTCGGCCCTGCTTCGTCTGACGGCGACCTCGCACTTGAGGCGCGTGTGGCAGAGCTGGAAGCGAGAATCGCCGCGATGGAAGCCAAGCCGAAGCGAGTGCGCCGGACCAATGCGCAGATCGCTGCCGACGCGGTAGCAAGCGTGGAGCACTAGGGCCATGCGGGCGCTCTGGCGCGGCACGATCCTCAACGACCAGGCTATCACCACGGCCGTCACCAACTCGCAGTCGAAGACCATCATCCTGCGAGAGATGCCGAGCGTGGTGATCGCGGTTTGTGTATTTACTCACGGGTCTGGCGGCACCACGACGAAGGTATGGGTGCAGTCTACCGGCGAGCGGTACGCCAACACCAACGCCTTCACTGACATTTGTAACTTCTCGTTTGCCCAGCAGAGCGGGGCGAAGGGGATGGAGATAGCGCGGACCACCACGTCCACGGTGACCACGATGTCGGGTGTCGGCGGCGGCCCGCATACTATCACGGATGATACGGCGGTGGGTCCGGTGGGGCACGCCTTCCGGGTACAGTGGACCACCACGGGCACCTATGCGGACTCCACTCAGTTCGACGTAGACCTGATTTGCTTGAGGTGATGCGATGCCAGTAAGCGGAAACACGGCAGTTACATGGGACGCCGGCACGGCCTCCAAGGCCATCACCGGGGCGGCCACTTACAAGAGCGACGTGATGACTCTCGGGGCAGATGCCCGGGCGGCCATCGTGCAGCTCAAGTTTGCGGTCACTGGCGCGGGGACGAGCGCCCTTGCGATCATCGAGACCACCATCGACGCGGGCACTACATGGGGGGCCGTCTGTAGCGGGGCGTTTCACACGACTGCCGGCATTACGGAAGCCTACGTCGCCGTGGTGCGGACGGCGAGTTTCTCTGAGCTGGGCGGGTCGTGGATGGAGTTCATCGCCGCCGCCACGGATGAGATCTACCTGGATGGCATTCTCGGGGACCGCATCCGCATCAAGCTCGTCACGGTGGGCGTGTATAACGCTACGCTAACAGGTCGCATCAAGTGGGACCGAGAGGACGTCTCGTAATGAATTTCACCCCGACCGACATCCTGACGGCGACCGGCATCTTCGCCAACGGCCGCTGGTACAACGTCGAGGTTGGCTCGGCTCGGTACGCCCACGTGGACGCCGCGCAGATGCTACCGCCAGGGACTACCCCTCCGGCCCCGATGCCTGAGGGATTCTGGGTCATCGAGTTCAATACGCGCATGGGCGCCGAGTGGAAGGTCACTGCATTCCGCGAGGAGGACGTGCGTAGCCTCCGCTTCTAAGGCTCGCACTGAGTAGACTATGGCTGCCATCGTCGGAGATTGGACCTACACGGGCCTACCAGGGACGAACGACATCGACGCCGTTCGGTTCCTCGTGGGCGACGTGGACCCCGATGACAAGCAGGTCGGCGACGGCGAGATCACCTGGGCAGCGAGCCAGGAAGCCAACACGACGCTCGCCGCCGCCCTGGTGTGCGAGCACCTGGCCGGGCGCTACAGCCGCGAGGTCAACTCGTCCTCGTCGGACCTGAACAGGGCCTACGCCACCAAGGCGACAGCCTACGCGAGCAAGGCGAAGACGCTCCGGCTGCGAGGCACGGGATGGCTCGCTCCTGGGGTGACGGTCACGGGCAAGCCCTACGCGGGCGGTATCAGCATCGACGATACCGAGACCATCGACGACGACAGCGACCGCCCGTCGCCCCGGTTCGACACCGGCGACTTCGACAACACTCAGGGCTACTGATGGCGGCTTCGGTGCGCCTCCTGATGCGCTGGCTACGGGGCCGACGTGCGCCCGTGCTCGACGTGGCGGTGGTGACGAGCACTCGGGTGAGCACGGCCGGGCGCGGCGTGGACGTGTCGGCATGAAGTTCGACGTGGAGCTCGACGCCAACGGCAAGCGGCTAATGAAGTGGCTCCATGGCGCGGAGTCTGAGCTGACCAAGGTGTGGGAGTCTCAGCTCACCGAGCGTGGCGAAGAGATGCGCGGCTGGGCCATGAAGAAGTACCGCACCGGCTACGGCAGCGCGACGCGCACGGCGAGCCGCTACGGCAATCTTCACAACGCATACGGGGCCAAGGTCGTGATGGGCAAGATCAAGCGCGACGGCCTGATTCAGCTCCAGTATGGCGGGGTGAAGCCCAACACGGACGCGAAGACGCTCAAGTCACTACGCATCCAGGAGGGCTACAACTACGCCGGGCAGAAGGTCAGTTCGTTCAAGATCGCGCCGAAGGCTGGCGGCAAGGGCTATCTCACGTTCCCGATCATGGCCAAGGGCGGCGGCACGAAGATCGTCGGATGGGTCACGACACGCAAGACTATCACGCTGAAGCCCCGGCCCACGTTCCCCTTCGTTGACGAGAAGTATGCGCCGATCTTGGCTAAGGACCTCGCGCGCTCGGCGGCGCGGGCGTGGAGCGCTGCGGCATGAGCGATCCGAGCCTACGCCAGCGCCTCGTCGATCACATGATCCTGCTGGTCGAGTCCGTGGACGGCGTCCGGGGTGTCCGGTACACGCTGCCGCAGACGGACCTGATCCGGCACGAGGTGCAAGGCGAGAACCTGCCGATGGCCTACGTGTACGACGGCCCCGAGGCGGAGCAGTTCGACGGCACTCAGGCGGTGGGACTGTTCCTGAACCGGCTTCAGATCAGCGTCGATATCCTATTCAAGTTCACGCATCGGGACGAGCACGACAGCCTCCTCCGCCAGGGCAACGAATGGCTGGCCGAATTGCTGCGGGTCGTCATGGAAGCGGCCAAGCAAGGCGAATGGAACGGAGTCCGCAAGGGCCCGGCCATGCCGGTGAGTGCTGACGTCAACGAGATGCTGGAGCCCATCACGGACGTGGGTATCGTCTCGACCGTTTGGGAAATTCCCTACCATATGCCGTGGGCGACGCCTGCGATACAGGACACGCCCTAAGCGGGCCGGATGACGAGGTGAGCTATGGCTAATCCGATGTACGATATTTGTACCGCATTCATGGCGATTACGGAGACTTCAAAGAACACGCAGCTTCCATGCGTGGCCGCGACGAACGACGTCAGGACCTACAACAACCCGACGCCGATCACCGAGAATATCACCAAGGTCTCGGTTGAGGCGCATCGGGATTACCTGACCCCAGACGTGCCGTACATCGTGGGATCGAAGCTCGCCAATGTGAACGTTAGCACGCGGCTCCAGGGCACGAATGTTCTGGGGACGACCGAGAACGGGTTCACCGGGGTAGCTGCGCTCATGGCGGCCTCGGGGGCTAATGTCTTCGCGACTGTGCCGACTGATGTTGTAATCACCCCGGCCACGAAGACGCAGCTTCGCACTCAGGTCGGCACCATTGCGACGAACGGGCTCAGCGGGTCGATGTCGTGCGAAGCGTGGCACGAGACCAAGAAGCATCTTGCGTTCGGGGTGTTGGGCAACACGGTCATCTCTGCCACCGCGGGCGGCACGCTCGACCTCAACTTCACGGGCACGGGGTGCTACGACACGGTGGTCGATGCGACTGCCCCCACCGCATGGACAGGCGGCACGGATTACAGCGCAGTCCAGATCGGCGCGGGAACCACCACGATCAAGGCCGAGGCGGTCACGATGTCATCGTTCTCGTTCGACTTCGGCGCCCAGGTGATCCCGATCCCTGACCTCACTGCGGTCGAGGGGCTGACCTACGCCATCACGCGACGCAACCCGACGTTGTCGGTGACGTTCCTCAAAGATTCGCGGAATACGGGCACCCTCGATCCGGAGGACTTCTACGTGGACAAGGCAGCCAACACCACGCACGCCATTGTCATCAACCTCAATGCGGGCGCAGCCACCAAGGATATCCTGTTCAACTTCGACCACGCCGAGATCATGTCGGTACAGGACGGTGTTGGCGCGGGGTACCTGACGACCACGGTCAACTACCGGCTGACCGACCCGACGACCGACGCGGGCGATTGGCTCATCACCATCGGCAGCTAACCGGAGGGCGACATGAAGCCAGGCGATACGATCACCGTCAACGGCCAATCGCTCACCGTAGTTGAGTTGCGCGAGGATGGCCGAGTGACGTGCAGACAGCCCCACGATCAGGGGCTCCGATACATCAAGCCCGGGGCGTTCGATTCTCCGGCAACACCAACGCCCAGCGGCGGGCGGAAGCGGACGGATGATGTGGTGGCGGATGCCCAGGCAAGCACGGAGCACGATGCGAACGAATGAAGCTGACAGGAGCCGCACCGACCGAGTGTAACACCGTCATCATCGACGGAGACAATCCGCTCGCCCTACGCCAGCGCCACCTGACCCAGGCGCGCCGACAGCGCTTATATCGTGACGCGACAACCAAGGTGTTTCGCCCGGTCGATGGACGCGATACCGAGGAAGTGGACACGGGCAAGCTCTGGCGCGCGATGGTCAAGCATCAGATCGCGGGCTGGTCCGGGATGACGGCCAAGCGCATCGATCAGCTTGCACCGCTCGACGAGGGCGAGGGCATGGAGTTCCCCGATGCGTGGGGCGATGACATCCCGTGCGACCATGACGTGGCGGTGTTCACTGACGCCGGAGGGACGATCCCCGGCGGCAAGTCGGGCGAGACCTACACGCTGCCGGAGTACGTGTACCGACGAGCCGAGCCGTTCATGTTTCAGGACGTGATCGAGCGCGTGAACAAGGCCATGACCACGGCGGCGGTTGAGGAGTCTTTCGTCAGCGGCGACGATTAGTCGAACTGTGTCACGTCCGATATCGCCCGGACGTCCCGAAGACTTGTGAGGAGTGCGCCGAATGGTCGCAGCGACCGAACGCCAGATGGAAGCGCGACGAACGGTGCCAGCCTCAGTGCTACTGGACCCGATTCGCCGGGGCGCCGTTGCAGGCGTTCGCGCTCTGGTCCGTGGTGGGCGAGACGGACGCGCAGTGCAGCACCAAGGAGCGCACGGTGTGGCGCATCAACGACGAGCGCCTACGCCTGGCCATCGACCACGACCATCCCGCGCTCGACGACGTGGACGTATGGGACGTCGTGGACTGCCTGCGCCTGATTGCGGCCGAGCTGACCGAGCCGGGCTGCTCCGGGCTGAGCGAGTAGGCTGATGGCTAACGAAACCGCCACCCTCACTTTCAAGGTCGACGCTGCCGGTGGGCTCCAGTCCATGAAGGGGCTCGGCAACGAGTTCGAGAAGGTCGAGGACCAGGCCGACAAGTCTGCGAAGACCGCCACGGCCGGTTTCAGCGCCATGCAGAAGGGCGCAATCGCCGGCGGAGTTGCCATTGCCGGGCTCGCGGTGGCGATCAAGGGTGCGAAGGTGGCGCTAGATGCGGTGTTCTTCGGCCCGCTTGCCGAGATCGACCGCATCACGAAGATGAGCCGGGCCACGGGGCTCGCCGTCGCTGAGTTCTCGGCGCTACGCCATGCGGCGGAACTGTCCGGCACGTCGATCGACACGCTGAGCACGGGCATGGCTCGGTTCTCGCGCGCGATCATCGAGTCAGGGAACGCCACCAGCCGCCATGCGGGCATCTTCGAGGCGCTTGGCATCGATCCGGCGACGAGCAAGGGCACGCTCGACATCATGAGTCAGGTGGCCGACCGCTTCAAGGATCTACAGGACGGGGCGACCAAGACGGCGCTCGCGCAAGAGCTGTTCGGCCGTGGCGGGCTTGCCATGATTAACGTGCTGAACCAGGG